GGGCGGGGAGGGAAGATAAGGCATTCCGGCTCGTGGCTGCTGGAGCCGGGCAAGGCGTATCGAAAGGGTAAATGATTCCATGCAGGTCGCTTCGCACATAGAGAGTTCAACCGCCAGCGCAGAGGTCACGCCCGCGGAGCGGAATGCCGAAAACCCCGCGCAGCGGTTGCTTCGCACCCTTGCCAAGCAGCTTTGGGCTCCGCGCGAGCGGATCACTGTTTCACAGTGGGCGGATCGGTATCGGCATTTGCCGCCTGAGGGCGCTGCTGAGCCTGGGCGGTGGTTGACTGCGCGGACGCCTTATCTTCGCGAGCCGATGGATGCGTACACCGATCCGGCGGTGTCGCAGATCACTCTCATGTTTGCGGCTCAGACTGGCAAGACTGAGTTGATGCTCAATCAGATCTTTTACACGATCGATGTGCTGGGGCAGTCAGCGATGTTCATGTGGCCGGTGGAAGATGACACCACGAAGTTTAATGAACGACGGTTGAAGCCGAGTGTGGAAGCGTGCGAAAAGATCAGGGGGCGGTTGGTCAAGACCGATCCGATCACGCAGAAGGGGATCAGGTACAAAGGCGGGTTTGTTGATTATGCGATCGCCAAGACGGCACGCACACAGAAGGGCATGCCGCGCGGGAAGCTGTTTTGCGATGAGATCGATGAGTATGAAGATCAGGGCGCGGTGGGCAGATTGCGGAATCGCTCGAAGACGTTCGGTGATCGCAAGATGGTGGTGTCGAGTACACCCACTGATGAGAACGTGGGGATTCATGCCGAGTTTCTGGCCGGTGATCGCCGGAAATATTATGTTCCATGCCCATTTTGCAAGCACAAACAGGTGCTGGCGTTTTCGCGGGTGAAGTGGGAAGGCGGGATCGGGGCGACTGAAGACGCGGTGCGGCACAATACCTGGTATGAGTGTGAGAATTGCAACGGGCGGATTCATGAGCATGAGAAGCATGCGATGCTGGCAGCGGGAGAGTGGCAGCCGGAAGACACGGATGCTGAACCGACCAGCCATCGAAGCTATCAACTGAGCGAGTTGTATTCGCCGTTTCCAAGTTCAACCTGGGGAGATATTGCTGCTGAGTTTGTGAAGCACAAGGGCGTGCCACCAGCAGAGTTTTATACGGAGCGACTGGGCGAACCGTACACAGCCAAGGGGCGGCGGATTGAGTCGCATGCGTTGCGGGTGCTGGCTGCGCCCACCAAAGCGGGCGGGTATTTGATGCGGACGATTCCACTGGAAGTGAAGGCACTTTTAGCGGCGATCGACGTGCAGCAGAATCGATTTTATTATGTGTGCCGGGGCTTTGGGGCCAAGGGAGAAAAGAGCTGGCTGATTGATGCACGTGAAGTGTTTTGTCGCGAGTCGACACCGGCCAAAGAGATTGAAAAGTTTATTCATGCGATGCAGTACACGCAGGAGCGCCCGGGGGTTCAGGGTGGAACGGTGAAAGTGCCGTGGCGGCCGATGGCGTGGGCGGTGGATACGGGAGATCAGACGCGCGAGCTGTATGCGACGATCATGAACTTTGCACCGGCGGATCCGGGCCGGCCCAAGTTGCCCAAGGTGTATGCGTCCAAAGGTCAGGACAACATGACGGTTCCGTTTGTGGAAAATGTGCTTGACAAGATGCGGGATGGAACACAGTTGAAATATGGGGTGCGGCTGATCAATGTGCATGGGCCGCACTACAAAGAGGCGATTCATAACGAATTCAAGGCGGATCCACGTTTGGGGATGCTGAAAAATATCGAGGGGGATGCGATCGGGCTTGAGCGGTCATTTTTGCCAGCGGATGTGGGTGATGAATATCTGCACCACATGACCAGCGAGGAATATCGGCAGACTTCGACCAAAGCCAGAGGCGGATGGGGCAAGTGGGGATGGATGAAGCGGCCAGGGGTGAGCCGAAACGACTTCTGGGACTGCGAGGTATATGTGCGTGCCCTGGCGGATCAGCGGCATATCGGGCTGTTGACAGAGACGATCACTGGGTATGCCATCTTGAAGGATGGGCCCATTGGGGTGCCCGGTCAAACACCTGCGGCGAATTTGAAAAAATCTTTGAAGCCCAATATCTCTATAAAATAGGGGCAAAACGCGCCGCACAGGAACTGCAAAACGCGATTAAGTGTGGAGTTTTGTTTCTTAGATAGAGAAGCAGTGCACACAGAGGAACAGGCATATGTCGAGAAATCGAAATAAGAATCAGGCGGCAGCGGCGGTGAGCGATGCGGGGGATGATGGCGATGCCGTGATCCATGCAGAAGCTGGTGCTGAAGTTGCAGAAGTTGCCGGGGATACTCCGGTGGCCACTCCCAAGGTGACTCGAAACACTGAACTGGTGAAGGTGGAGAACCTGAACCTGGAAGAGTGTGAGGCGGAGCTGCAGCGGATTGGTGATCCTGATATCAAGTTCAAGGATCTGGCGCAGCAGTTGACTGATCTGGATGTCGCACATCAGGCGGTGGTTGAGAAATACAACACCGAGCGAAACAAGATCAAACTGGCCAAGCATGAAGAAGGAATCGCTCGCAATAACACGCGCGAGCGGATGCGATTGATCGATATTCGATTGACGCAGTTGAAGGCGGATCATGCTGCTGGGTTGATCTGAGTGAGATTTTAAGAGTCCGACCGACCATCAAAGCATGGCGGGTCGGACTGAAGGCTTTCTGAGGAAGCGCCTTGCTGGCAAGGCTTTCCAGAGGTGTCGGCGAAGCGCCGCAACCTCTGGCAACTATCGGCAACCCCGCTGGGGTTGAAGGCACCGGAGCGGAGTCTTATGGCTGTGTGGACCTATGCCAACTGGGCGACGATGCGGGACAGCTCGCAGCGGTTGACGGCGGCGGGGTTTACTGCGCTCAATAACCACATTGCAGAAGTCAATGCGGCGATTTCGGCTTCGGTTTCGAGCAATGGCAATTCGCGGGATGCGGCGACTCTGCAGGAGTTGCTGACAAGCCTGATGGCCCGGCACGATAAGGAATTGACCCGGAGTCGGATCAATGCCAAAGTGCATCGGCATAGCTTTGGGACGCTTTCATGAGCGATCGCGGTGCACAGACATTGAACGCCACTCGGGCTCGCTATGAGTCCGGGCGCGAGCGGTGGAATGCACGGCGGGCGGCGCGTGATGGAAGCGGCAACATGATGGTTGCGTCGGTCAATCCGCGCAAGCCAGGGGCCGCGATTTCGATGGTGCCGTTGAACCGCACGTTTGCGGCCAATGACCGGCATCGATTGCGGACCACGCCAGCGCCGATGAGCGGACTGGCAGACAACTTTCTTTCAGGGATTGCCCGCAAGAAACTGTCTGAAGAGTGTCGGCAGGCCGCGCGGCGGTTCACACTGGCCAAAGCCATGCGCAATCGCATGGCCGATCTGGTGGTGGCCGACGGGTTTTTGTTCAAGATGACCAGCAGTAACGCGGGCTTTAATGCTATGGCGACGACTGCTTTGACTGAGTTTCTCAAGGCTCCGACGATCAAGGGACGCGGACGCTCGATCACGCAGGTGCTTCGCGGGAACGTACACGAATGGGCACAGTCCGGCGATCAAATCTGGGCGTATGTCCAGGGCGAAAACGGCGGCGTGCTGCAGGAGATTGAAGGGGACCGGATCACCAATCCGGGCGGCTCTTTCACGATGGATACCGCCAATTGCGTGGGCGGAGTTGAGACCGATGATGTGGGCCGGCCCATTGGGTTTTATGTGCAGTCGCGAGCTGAAGCACTCTCTTCACTCTCGGGGCTTGCAGGTGTGACGCGGGTGGATGCAGCGGATGCATTCTTCAGCGTCAATCCGATCGATTGGGAAGTGGGACAAACGCGCGGCGTGCCGTTCCTGGCTGCTGCGGTGCCTTTGATTGAGTTACTCGAAACATACGTTGAAGATCAGGCCAGAGCGGCCAAGATGGCGACGTTTCTGGGATTCATCTTTAAGACTGAATCGGGGCAAAACCCGCTTTCAGAAATGCAGACAGATTTGTCGGACGCACCAGAAGGGACGCCAGACAAGAACATCGAACTGCAGACCGGGTACAGCGTGACACTCGCGCCCAATGAGACGGTGGAGCAATTGAAGCCGGAGTATCCGACTCCGTATGCACGCGACTTTGCAAGCTTGCTTGGTATGCAGGCATCGGCGTCGATGGGATTGCCATTGATTCTGGTGCTGCTGGATCCTTCGCAGACAAACTATCACGGCTTTCGCTCAGCGATCGCCGTGTGTTTCCGGCAGATCGGGTTGATGCAGGAAGCGTTGATGGAGCAGTTTAAGTGGCTCTGTGAACGCAAGCTCGCGGATTTGATTCGCGATGACAAACTGCCGTTTGTGCCGGACTGGAATTCGATTTCAGTGAGCGGGCCGAGCTTGCCATCGGCAGACTTTGGCGCTGATGTGGATGCCTGGATCAAAGCTGTGGCCGCGAATCTGGCCACAGAAGAGCGGGCGACACAGGAGCTGGGGACCGGCGAGGCGGCGGATATTCGCCGTGTGCGTGCGATGGAAGTGAAAGACGAAGCAGAGAAGGGCATCACGCCGCAGATGGCGGGGGCCGCAGTGGTGCAGAAGGGGATTCCCAAGTGAGCGATCTGGCCAAGAAGATTCCGATTGTTGCGGGCCACTGTCTGGCGCTCATGCGTCAGGACTATCAGGCCAGGCAGATGCGGAGCGAGGCGCAGATTCCAGAGGGCCCAGGGTGCTTGGAGACAGTGTTCCAAAAGCCGGATGTACTGATTGAACGCAATGGAACATCAGCGATCATTTCGATCAAGGGTGCGATCGCGTTTGACTATGGAGTCTGGAACTATCTGATGGGCGATGTGCCCACCAGTCAGGTGACTGCGGCGATCAGCCAGGTGGCCGCAGATGAAGCGATTGAAAAGGTTTTGATTCATTGCAATTGTCCGGGCGGAAGCGTGGCGGGCAGCGATGATTTGTGGCGGGCGTGCGATCGACTGGCCAACAGCGGGAAACAGGTTGATGTGCTTGCACATGAGTGCCTGTGTTCACTGGCGTATGGCCTGGCTTGTCGAGCGACCACCAAAGCCGATGGCAGCAAAGCCGGGAAGATTTTGACCACACCGACGGCGGATGTGGGATCGATCGGGACTGTGATTCTGGCGTATGACACCAGCCGCCTGTATGAAAACATGGGCGTGAAGGTGATGCCGATTTCCAGCGGGAAACTCAAGGGGGCCGGAGCTGATGGCATGGCGCTTTCAGCGGAGCTGATTGCGACCTATCAGGCTCGCGTGGATGCTGAATCGACGCGGTTTGCAGGCGATGTGGCAAGAGCCCGCGGCATGACTGTGGAGCAGGTACTCGCGTTTGAGGGCGGGTACTGGCATGGCACGGTGGCCGTTGAAAAGGGCCTGGCGGATGCCATCGTCAGCGCGGATGAAACGCTTGCGAAGTATCGCGGCGATGCGATTGAAGAGTTGGAAGAAGTCGAACAACCACAACCGGGTGAACAGCCCAATGGAGATTCAGGTATGGCAGACGAAAACAAAGAAGTGAAGAAGGGTCCGGTCGCGGCAAGTCTTGAGCAGCTCAAGAAAATCTGGGGCAGCGATGCCACCAGCATGGTCGCGAGCATGGAGGCTGGCCACACGGTGGAGCAGGCTCAGGAGGCCAAGATCAAGGCCCTGGAAGCCAGCATGGAAGAATCAAACAAGAAAGCGGCTGAAGCTGAAGCCGTGGCCAAGAACAAGAACACACTCCCCAAGAGCAGCAACACTGCTCCGATCAGCACTCCGGCATCGGTGGCGGGTTCACTGGTGACTGCCAAGGGCGGGCCAGCGTGTATCCGTCCGGGCGATGACCATGAATTCATGCAGGCCGCGCGGCAGTATTCGGTCAACAACAACTGCTCGCTTGATACGGCGATTATCAATGTTGCCAGCGCCAACCCCGGTCTGCACGCTGAGTATCTCAAGGCCATGCCGCGTGGTCGTTTGAGCGAACGCAAGACGGCCTGAGCAGAGTTGAGATTGAATGAAGACACCGGCTGGTAAGCCGGTGGTACACAAGTCAGCACACACACGACCTCCCTCACGGGAGGTTTTTCTTTTGGAGATTGACAATGGCATCACAATGTGACGGCAACAACAGAACGTTTCCCACAGCGACCGCAATCGAACCCTTTCGCGCGGTCACGATCAATTCATCTGGCAATGCGGCTCTTCTGGGCTCCGGCGCTGGGGCCACCTTTCACGGTGTGTCGCAGAACCGCGCGGTGACTGCGGGCGACCCGGTTTCAGTCAAGCTTAAGAAATCTTCAGGCACCATGAAGAGCAATATGGCCACCACCGGCGCGGTCGCGGATGTGATCTATGCCGCGGCCGGCGGTCAGGGCACCACCAGCGCGTCAGGATCGGCCATCGGTACAGCGCTTGAAGCCTGTACAACCGCCAACGGCACCATCGAGATGTTGCCCGCCTGAGCCAGCGTTTCAGTCAGAGTCATAACACAACACAACGTTAGAAATGTAACAACCCGGCGGGCACGTTGCCTGCTTTGGAGATAGTGCCATGCAAATTCGTCCGAATTCAACCACGTTTCCGCGTCCTGACCTGGCAACTGTCGCCGCCGGGTTCAGCGAAAAAACACAGACCTTCATTGCCGATCTGGTGTTGCCCAATGTACCAGTGCCGGATGAAACCGGTATCTTTTACAAAGAGCCGACTGATTCCATTTTGCAATTGCCCAGCGTTCGCCGCACACCTGGGAGCAACTACAACCGCATTACCAACAAGGCGACAACTGCCAACTGGTTCTGCGAGGAGTTCGCGATTGAAAAGGCGATCGATCGCCACGATCGCAAGCGGTATCCATCGGCACTTGCCGGCGAATCGGCCTGTGCACGCCGGTGCTGGTCGATCTTGAAGCGCCAGCGCGAGAAGCGTGTGGCCGACATGTTCAACAACACCAACCTTCCCAACTCCGGCACCACCGGCGTGGCGATCTCTGGTGGCAGCGAATGGACTGTGGCGGCAAGTACGCCATCTGCCGACGTTGCCAGCGGCGCTCTGGCCATTGAGAACAAAACCGGCGTGAAGAAATCCTTCCTGAGCCTGATTCTTCCCACTGGTGTGATGGCCAAGCTGGCGTACAACACTGACTTCATCACCAAGATGAAGACTTTGAACGCACCATTCTCTGGTGACGTGACTGAGGCGCTTGCCGCACTGTACTTTGGCGTGAAGGAAGTGCTGGTGCCCACTGCTCGCTACAACACACTGAGCGAAGACGCCACTCCCACACTGTCAACCATCTGGAATGCCGATGAATCGTACCTCTTCCTCCGTGCGGAAGATGTGCTGAACAATGGTGTGGCGACACCTGGTCTGGGCTGGACCTATCGCTGGGCGGAGATGGGAACCGATATGAACTTCTATTCATACGGCGAAGATCCCACCAACTGCGATGTGGTTCGTGCTGAAGAGTTCACCGATGAAATCTTTGCACACACTGACTACGCATATCGGTTCACCAACGTCGCTGCCTGATAGTTCAATCCCTCGCGGATGGCATACTAAAAATTTCCCGCGATTGCAACGGCGGGTGTCGGGAAACCGGCACTCGCCAATTTGATTCTGATCTTGATGGTCCGACCGCAAGGCGGGTCGGACGCAAGGCGTTCTGAGGAAGCGGCCTAATGGGCCGACTACCAGGGGTATCGGCGAAACGCCTCAACCCCTGGCAACTATCGCAAGCCCCGCTGGGGCAAAGAGGCGGATCATGACGCGATCGATGACTGTGATTGTGAGCGTGATAGCAGGCGTGTGTATGTGCAGCCTGGCTGGATGCGGACTGTTTGATGAGCCGCGTGCGGCGATGACTGAGGGCGGGCCCAAGCTTACTGAGGCTCAGATTTCCGCCAAAGTTGCTGATGCGGTGGCCAAGGCTGAGGCGCAGGCGAAGATTGACGCGGCGGAAGCGGCGGAAAAGATTCGCAAGGCGCGGGCGGATGTGTTGCTGGCCGAAGCGCAGGCCAAACGCGGGCTGGATGCAGCTCTGCGGAAGGTTGAACATTCGGCGGTTGAAACGCGCGATGAGTTGACCGATCAATATGCACAGCGGGTCGAGTCGGCGCGGGGGAGCCTGGCGGATTCGATCGAGGCGGCACGGTTGCGATTGGATGCTGCCAGCGGTGAACGCGAGACGGCGATCGCGAGCCTCAAGAGTGATGCTGATGCGGCGATTGCGGAGATTGAACGGCAGTATTCGCAGCGGTCGTTTCTGGCCAATGCGTTGACCAGTGTGGCCGGTGATCCGGCCGTGCAGGCAGGGATTGGTACGCTGCCTGGCGGTGGACTGATTCAGGGCTTGCTGGGCATGGGCTTGACTGGTGTGGCCGGATGGGCCGCGCGGGCCAGAGGATCCAAAGACCGGCACGATGCCAGCTATGAAGAAGGGCGTCGAGACGCAAAGCTGGAAGCTGAGGAATCACGCAAGCGGGAACATGATGCGTGGGAAGAGGCGCAGAAGGCGGTTAAGCCGGATGCGACCGCACAGATGCTGGCGTCGATCTTGCCAGCCGTTCTGAATAAGCCCTGATTTGAAATGTACATCGCGATCCGCAAAGCCGGAGTCGCGATTGGAAGGCTTCTGAGGAAGCGGCCAGATGGCCGCATACCAGGGGTGTCGGCGAGGCGCCTCAACCCCTGGCAACTATCAATCACCCCGCTGGGGTGAAGAAAGACACATATGCACTATCGAAATGGACGCGAAGCGAAGAATGGCGACAAGGTCATTCAGATTGAAAGTTCGAGCGGCAAGATTGTCGCTGTGGGCACGCTGATCAATGCCGTTCCTGGTAACGACTACTGCAACGGTCAGATCGTGACTGTTCATCCAAATCATTCCGGCGCTCAAGTCGTCGGCGCATGTATGTGCGATTGCCTGCATGTTGACGATGTGGAGGCGATGCTCAAAGAGAAGGGCCTTGACAAGCGACCTGCGGGGAAGTAACACGCGGCGATCGGGGTCAAGCCCGCGCAGCGGAATTATGCAGGAGGGCGGGATTGCTTTCGGCCGCCTCCGACGAGCGCCCGCTTCTCCTGCACCATGAACTTGTTCTGTAACGGTGTACGGTCTCATCTCGCATGGCGAGCCGCAGTGATTGAATTCACGCACTACGTGAGATTGTGGCGGCGGACTGATGCCCCTCCTTTTGGAAGGCTGCTCGAAGTGTGCAGTCTGGTTAAATCCACGAACATTTCATATATCAGGAGCGCGCATGATGGTGTTGTTGTCGCAAGTGTCTGCAGACCCGGCTCCCTATGTGCAGTACGGCATTGCCGGAGCCCTGATCATCGTCGTCGGGATGTTCCTGGCGTCGCTGAAGTTCCTGATTGAAAAGTTCATGGAATCGCACAAAGAGACAATCGACGCGGTGAAGACAGTCAGCAGCGACTGCCACTTGTTTCAGGAAAACATCACCAAAAAGAACAGCGAAATCATGGAAAAGGTTTCGACCGCGCTCAATGCCAATACAACAGCCCTGGCGATCAATACGCGGGCGATTGAACAATCCAAGGATGCCGTGGGACGATGACGCAGTTTGCCAATGAACTTGATCTGATGCGTGATGAATGCATCGAAGTGCTGTCGGCTGGTCGCGCAGTGACCTTGAAGAAGCGGAGCAAGGGGACGTTTGACACGGTCAAAGGCAAGTATGCCAACACATCGACCAGTGTGACGATCACAGCCATTCGCGGTGAAGATACCAATTTGTCGCAGGGGACCAGTCAGCGCTGGCAGCGTGTGTACATGGTCGATGCGGCCACCAAATTGGAAGCGGACAACGCGCATATGTACACCATCGTTGATGGAAGTATGGTGTGGCGTGTGCTTTCGATTCGTCGCAGCGGCGATGGTCGGATGATGCAGGTGTTGACAGAACGGACGAACTGATACATGGCACAGATTTTTATCAATGATGCCGTGGTGCAGAAGCAGATTGAAGCGTGGCTGGTGGCGATTCCCCAGGTGGTTGATGGATCAGTGAAGCTTTATATGCTGGGCGAAATGCCTGACGATGAAGCACAATTGGTGGCCAGAGTGGCCGCGATTGGCTTTGAGGATGATGAACGGCAGCGGGCCGATGGGAACGCAGACAGCGCCAATTTAACAGTGACGTTTGAACTGGCAGTCGCTGATATTGCCGGTGATCCGGTGGCAGAGACGGGAGAGGTGCCAAGCACACGCAAATTGGCATTCATCGGCCAGGTGCTCAAAGAGGGCCTGGTGGGTCAGGCGGCGAGCGTGAGCGGCCACCTGATTGAACTGAATCGATCGAGCCGGGTGATTGGAATTGGAACACAGGCCAATGAGTTGATCGCAGCGCAGACGGGTGTATTCACGGTGACTGGTCGCGTGGTCTGTGAAACGGTTCAGTCCGCAGCGGCGATTGGCGACTCGATTTATGGCGGGACGTAACAGGGAGCGAAAGCAATGATCACGTATATTCCGGCGACGTACATCTCTACTGCAAGTGACAATGACACACTGGTGAGAGCTGGCGCGACCAAGCTTGGATTCATCATTGCTGGCAATTCCAATGCCGCGGCACGGTATATCAAGTTCTTTGATAAGGCGACAGCGCCGGTTTCGGGAACAGACACGCCGGTGATGACAATTCGAGTGCCACCAACCGGCGCGGGAGCGGTGGCGATTGCACTGCCTGATGGCGGAGCGCAGTTCAACCTGGGACTTGGATTCAACATGGTGACCGGGGCGGCACTCAATGACAGTGGCGCGGTGGCCCTGAGTGATGTGCAGTTGACGCTTGGATATTCGGCGGCTTAAGCAAGCAATTTGAAATTTGAGAGACATCAACCGGCTCGGAGCTGGTCTTTTCGCATTGGAGATTCATCTTGGCAAACATCAATGACACTGTGTCCCGTCGGTTTGAAGCTGGCGGTCTTTTTGAGATCACGCCACAGGGCGGAACTGCACTGACGGTCCTCAATATTGAGACCGGATCACTTGAGTTTAAGCCGGTGATGACCTGTGCGCCTATTGAGTTCACTGATCGCGGTGCGCTGCAGACACCGGTGGAAGGATCTGATGAGCCGGGCGAGATTTCACTCACCTTACGCGTGGGCAAACACAATGCCGAATTGCTCGAGCTGATGACCACCCGCAAGAGTTCGCCTGATGGCGCGGTGCGATTGCACACGATCACCATCAAGATTCCAGCAGCACGTGGCGGTTCAACCGGCGATTCGATTGCGACGACTTCGGCGTATCTCAAAGAAGTGCCGACGTTCAAGGCGGGAGAGAAGTTCGACACTGTGACGCTCAAGTTCGGCATCAACGATCACACCATCGCGACCTATTGATTGTGGTGGCGGCACCATCTGTGAAGGTGAATCCAATGGCCACGTTCCGATTTTATGGGTGCCAGTGTACTGGCGCGGGGTTGATGCTGGACCGGTCGGGGAATCCGGTGCTGGTGCCGGTGGGCGAGAACACACTGGCTTCGGTTGAATTCAAAGTGGTCTCAGGCGCTCGTACCACCTGGATCGGCGGGGTAAAGGTTTCCAATGAGCCGGTGGGAGCTGCAGACGACTTTCCAACACCAGTGACGGTGACTGGTGCGGGGATTGAGACCGGACTGGATGTCGCGGATGTGGAGTATCTGAGCGTGTGGAATAACACTTCAGAAGCCAGCACGCTCAAAGTGGATGTGATTATCAAGGTTTCTCAGCCATAATGAGCAATTCCACTGCCAGAGCGGGACGATCACTCGGGGGGCGGCGGCGGTCTATCAAAGACTTGCTGGCGGCCCTGGTAGACGTGGCGGTGACCAGCTCGAGCGCGAGCGCTGTGCCACTGACGGTGACTGGATCAAGCGGGCAGACTGCCAATCTGATTGATGTCAACAATTCGACACCGACCGGGATCTATAAGGTCGATGCCAGCGGGTATGTGGGCGTTGGATATGCGGCGACTGCTTTAGGTGCGGCCGTTGATGTACAGATTTCGTCTTCTTCGATCTTCTGCGGGCGATTCAGGAACAATGTCAACGCGAACAGTCCGGCGAACTTTCAGTTCGTCAAGACTCGCAACAGCGGTGTGGTCAACAGCGCCGATCGCATTGGCGAATTTAACTTCCTGTTTCATGATGGCAATTCAATTCGATCGATGGCCAACTTTGGAGCACGCTCGAGCGGCACACCGGCCAACAACAACAGCCCGTGCCAGCTCTGGTTTGGAGCCACGCCAGGTTGGAATTCAACTGATGGGTATGGCGATGCGACCGCGCAATTGATCTTTGACGGGCCGAGCCGGTGTTCGACCATTGGAGAGAATATCGGGACTGGCGGCACGGTTGCAAAGACGGCCGCGGTGCTGGGCGTGGTGGTGAACACCACGACTAAAAAGGGATTGACGGTCAAGGCCAAGGCCAGTCAGACGGCGACACTGGTTGAAGTGCAGGACTCAAGCGGGAATGAATTGTTTGGGATTGGAGCCCTGGGCCAGATCAGAGTGAAGTCTGGGAGCAATCAGCGGATTGGGCAGGCGACACTGGCAGCGGGCACGGTGACGGTGAACAACACCAGCGTGACGGCCAACAGCCGGATATTTCTGACTGTGGAAACGGCGGGCGGGACGCAGGGGTTTTTGAGATACAGCAAATCAGCGGGAACATCGTTCACGATCACCAGCACCAGCGGCACAGAGACAAGTGTGGTGAACTGGCTGATTGTCGAATCGTTTTAAGAGGTGATGTATGAACTTATGGGTTTTGTTCAATGAGACAGCCAATACGCATGTGCTTTCGACTTCGCAGCCATCGAATGTGAGTTCGCTGGTGGTGGTGGAAGTGAATGTGCCAGCGGGATTGCCTGCGAAGGCGGCGTTTGAGACGGCGATTTCAGCGATTACCAGCATCACCAATCAGGGGCCGGTGGCGGCGCTGCTGGCGGTGAAGCTGACCTTTGCGTGAGTGAAGAAGCAATATAAGAAGAAAAAAGATTTGAAATTTGAGATTTGATATCTCAGAGAAGGACGCGACATGGCCATTTATTCGAACAATAACAATTCTCCCAACCTGACAACCGCGCTGGGCGGTGTTGCGCCTGCGGCCAATGACCAGGTGAATATCAATCAATTTTCGAGCGTGTTCAACGCGGCGACCGCGCTGGGGGTTGACCTGCTGAAATTGCTGCTGGGGCCAAAGTGGACCGGCGGATTTACCAACCCGTTGACCTTTATCTGCAATCGCACATCGACTGGCTATGTCGAGATTCGCGGCGGCAGTCAGGATTACACGGTTGGATCGGTGCTGAACACGAACGTTCACTACGAAGTGTTCGTGAAGCTGGTGCGGGCGGTGCTGTTGACTTACACCACGTCGACCATCACCAAATTGCGGCACTGGGGCGGGCGGACGAATTACACCGACGATCAGATCATCACCGACATGCTGATGAAGGAAGGTGATGTGGAGCTGCAGGGCGGCTTGTCGCCGTTGACGGTGACCAGTTTGCTTCAGTTTGGTGGAAAGCTTATAAATAACCGGATCATCACCACGGCCAATGTGCATGGCAATTCGACGTTTGAAATGGACAATGCGGCCGGAAGTGTGGGTACACTGACCTTCACGGCGAATCGATTCAACTGGTTCAGGGGGGATATCACCACCAAGTTGAACGCCTATCGCGGCACGATCGATATGAGCGGGCTGAAAGTGGCGGTGACAATTGCGGATTATGAGATTGGCGAGGATGTCGAAATCATTTTGCCGCCAAAAAACATCATGGCCAACCCGTTTACGACGGCTTCGAAGCTGATCGGTAATGGGCCGAGGTTCGTGGCAAGTTCGTAACGTGACAGGCCACGTAAAAAAACGTGATTAAAATTTAATATTGTGCAACTGGTTGTGACTGCGAGTGTATCAAGTGTCGAACCAGGGGCGTGCATTCGTGGGGGCTTGCTATGGCGGAAGCAAAAGTATTTCGGGCCAGTGATTTTTCGGCTGAACGTCCGAAAGTGGAAGTGGAAATTCCTTCACGCAAGGGCGTGAGTGTGCCCATGAGGGCGGTGAGTCTGGGCGAATTGCATCGCTTGCGTGCGGCCTGCGGATTGGCACCGACGCCACCTTTGAAGAAGAATCCGGACAAGGGGAGTCTGGCAGCGCCGGAGCCTGATGAGCGGGATCCGGCGTATCTCTTAGAGCGGCGGGAATGGGGCCATGCGTTCAGCCTGGCACAAGTTGCACTTTCGATGGGATATCAGCCCAAAGGGCACAGCGCCTTTGATCTGTGCGATGAAGGTGATAAAGAGAAGTGCATGGCGGCCTGGGTGGTTGATGCTGTGGCAGAGCTGCAGGAGATCTTCACCGATGATGATGTGGCGGCGTTGATTCGCGGATTGCGGCAGGCCAATGGTGAAGAGGTCGACCCAAAAAAAGCCTGATTGAAGAAGTCTGGGGTGAGGTTGCCAGTGATGCGGAGCCGTATTTGCCCAAGCGGTATGTGGTGACACAGTTGTATATGCGGCTGAGGCTTTGGGAGCGGCTGAAGATTTCGCTTTTTGAGCAGGATCTTTTGACTGCGGGGGAGCTTTCTGTGTTGCTCGAATTTGAGGCCGTTCGGCAGCATGAAGAGATGAGATTCAGGTTTGTGGTGTGAATGGGGGCAAAGATGAAAACACTGCTGTGGATTCTCTATGTGCCGCTGTTGCCGTGGGTCTGGGCTGAGCATAAGTTGCAGCAGTGGGTGGAGCGGCTTGAGCGGGGAAGGTCCGACCGACCATCAGAGCATGGCGGGTCGGACGCAAGGCAGGCTGAGGAAGCGCCTTGAGGGCAAGGCTTTCCAGAGGTGTCGGCGAAGCGCCTCAACCTCTGGCAACTATCGGCAACCCCGCTGGGGTTGAAGGGCAAATGGTTCGGAGTGGGTCGCTTCGCACATTGGAAGTTGAATCGCAGCGTGCGGGCAAAGCCCGCGGAGCGGATGTATGGGACTTCCGAGAGCAGAACCTGGTAAGGCCATTACGGCCGGGCTTTGGAATGCTCTGGTGGATGCTGTCGATGAGTTGCGGGGGCGTAAGGAGCTGCGTGGTGGAGGTGGTGGCGGGGTCAGGCATGGCGAGCAGGAGCATGATGCGCCCTTGCCTGCGACGATTACCGCGGTGCATGGAACGCCGAACAGCTCTGGACTGATTCTGGCCAGTGAGTTGACGTATGACTATGTGATGCGTGACACACTGGTGACGGTGACGGCACGCGCGCCGGAGATGGGGCGTCCGTTTGATATCACGCCGGAGATTGGTGCGGTGCTTCGGATCAAGCCTGCGGCGGTAGGCGATCGATGTTTTGTGGCGCGTACACGGTTGCCTGGCGGTGGGCTTGGGCCGGCCAAGTTGATGGTGTTCACTGAAAGGGTTTCGCTCGCGGTGTGTGCTTCGCCGCGGGTGCGGGGGAATCCGGCGGGGGCTGCGGAGCTTCAGCGGGTGATTGCGGGTCGACTTGCCACTGGCAGGGCCAGCAGCAGCGGGACTTCGGGCAATGATGGCGCTGCGAGCGGTTCAGGAGACACGTAAACATGATCACGTTCAACAAGGCCACCTGGATATCAGCGGCCAACAACAATGCCACGCTTGTGAAATCTGGGGAGACAAAGCTGGGGTACATCATCGCGGGCAATTCCAATGCCGCGGCACGATATATCAAGTTCTTTGATTTGAGCAGTGTGCCAGCCAGTGATGATGTGCCGAGCATGACGATCCGGATTCCGCCAACGGATGCAGGGGCGGTGACGATTGATTTTCCCACCGGCGGCGTGCAGTTTAAGACTGGGCTTGGATTTAAGATGGTGACGGGGGCGGGCACGCTGGATGACACGGCTGTGGCGCTCAATGACGTTCAACTTACGATTGGATATCAGTAATGGCGATCACTGTTCGACAGATCCGGTCAGAGGTATTTAAGGAAAATGCAGCGCGATCGGTGCGGGGAAAGTCGGGCGTGCGGGAATTCAAGGTGAGCGGGGCCGCCACGCTTGATGAAGTGATATTCAAAGACGTTTCGGGGTTGCCCAAGGATGGCGAGGTCTGGTCGAGTGAAGTGCCGGACCTGATCTGTGTGCAGGTGACGGCGGACTGGTGGTCTGTCAGCCGGGCTGGTGAAGATTCCGGGCATATCAAGGTGACAGCGCAGTATGGGCCGCCGGAGATGGCGGTGCTTTCATCAGACCCCAATCCGCGTGTGCCTGGGGAAAAGTGGTGTGAGTATGGGACTGAGACGATTTCGCAGCAGATTATGTATGCGGACAATGTGAGCGGCGGCGGACAGGTTGCTGAGCCGATTGAGAATGGACGCGGGTTCACGGTCAATGTGGGTGTGTTGAGTCTGGAAATTTGTAAGACGTATGCACGCAATACAGCTCCGCCAGTGGTGGCCTTTTTGGATTTGATGCGGCCTCCGCGCGTGAATGCTCTGGCGTATTCGACGCCGAAGTTGTGGGGGATGGATTTTCACTTTGATTTTGCAGCCGGACAGGCGCTGTATCAGGGACATGCCATTGAGCGGATCAATGGGCTGTGTGTGGTGAGGCACCGGATTCTGGCTTCGAGTGACTGGAAGGTTTCGTGGGCGGTTGAGAATGACAAGGGCGAAAAGACTGGGGAGCGGACTGGGCGGGTGTATCGGGATGGGGATTTTTCGATTCTTTCATGAGTCGAGCGGGCATCGGTGATTGTTGATATGGTCCGACCGGCAGAGCCGGGTCGGACGCAAGGCAGGCTGAGGAAGCGCCTTGAGGGCAAGGCTTTCCAGGGGTGTCGGCGAGGCGCCGAAACCCCTGGAAACTATCGTGCATCCCGCGGGGATGCGAGGCAGAGGCAACTCAGCGGAGATTCTTATGGCAGGTGATGTAGTATTTTCGGCCACGCTGAAAGATGATGGGGTGTCGCGCGGGCTGCGCGCGATTGATCAGGCGGCGGAGAATACAGCTCGCAAGGGGGATTCGCTTGGGCAGGCGTTTGGCAAGTATGGCGGGGGCGTGGCCAAGTGGGCGGTGCCTGGCTATATGGCCATTAAGGCTATCGGCGCGGTCATGGATCTGCAGAAGGAAAGTTTGACGGCCTACGCGGCCAAGAATGACATGGTGGCGGCGTCGCTTGAGCGGCAGAGTGCAGCGCACAAGAAGATCATGGAGGACATGGGGCGCGAGATGTCGTATGGCAGCACTCTGGGGCAGATGTGGGACGGCATCACTGACAAGGTGAATCAGGCGTATGTGGCAGTCGTCAAGTTTTCTGCCGAGCAGATGAGCAAAGTGGGACAGGCCGGACAGGGATCTTCGAACCTGGCGGAGAAGGATGCTGCCAAGCGGGCTCAGGAGCAGATGGCCGCAGAGGGCAGGACTTCGGCCATTGTGTTTATGGAGGGCCTCAAAGCTCAGGAAGAAATGGCCCGCAACCAGGATGACATTCTGGGAGCGGATTTGATTCGTGCCCGCATTCAGAAACTGGAAGAATTGAAAGCGGTGGCCGATCGCGTGGCTCGAGATGGCTTGACGCCAGCGGGAGCTGCCGAGCTTCAGGGGAATGTTGAAGCCAAGTTCGCATCGCGGGTGGACAAGGCCAATGCGGATGAAGCTGAGCGGCAGGCGGCCAAAGAGAAGGCGCTGAAGGCAGAGCAGGATCAGATCAGAGCGGATGCACAGCGGTCGGATAAAGAATTTGCGGACAAGGGAGTTCGAGCGCGGGCGGCGGAGCGGGAGTTTACCGTTGAACGGGAGTTGAATGCTCTGCGGGGCGAAGCCATTGGCAAGAGCGAAAAGGAACGCGAGATATTGGCCGAGCGGATTGCACTGCGGCAGACGCTGTATGACATTGAGAAAGATTCGAGTTTGAATGCGGCTCAGAAGGATGTGTTGAGCAGCGAGGCGACGTTGCTTTCAGCGCGGCAGATTGAGGCGATGATGGCGCGGACTGATGACAAGGCGCGGACGTTTTCGGCCAGTGTGTCGGCGGGTGCGGGGGGTGTGTTTGGCGCTGGGAACTTGACGGGCTTGAGTGTCGCCCCTGCTTCGCAGAGGAATCCGGGACTTGATGAGGC